GGCGGCCGTCGTCGGACTCGTGGCGCTGTGGGGCTACCTGCGCCGTCGCCAGCAGGCGCGGCAGGTGGACGCCATGGTGGCGCAGGTACTGCGCGACGTGCGGTGGGCGGCGCGGCGGGAGGGGCGGCCGTGAAGCGCGGCCCGAAGTCGATGCACCTCGACGTGACGCTGTGCCTGCGCATCCACCCCCGGCTGCGGCAACAGGCGGCCGAGGCGGCCCGGGCGCAGGGGCTGAAGGCGGCCGAGTGGTGGCGGCAGGCGGGCCTGAGGGCCCTGGCGGGCGCTAGTACGCACGAAGACGGCAAGGAGGCCACGGATGGGCGCTGACGATGAACGTCGCAAGGCGAGGCAGCCAGTGGCCTTGCAGGGCTATGACACGAATGTCGCGGTGGTGTCCGAAAACAGGACAGTCTGGTGGAGGGCGCGGCGATGAAGGCCGAATTCGTCCTGCCGTTCGACGACGACGAGAAGCGGAAGCAGACCCGTCGACACCTGCATCTCAAGAACGGGGCAGTGAGGCTGCTGGTCGCGCTCCGCGGGCGACCCGGGCAGACGACAGCGGAACTGTCGCGGCGAGCTCCTCTCAGTCAACCTATGGTTGACTACTACGTGGGCCGGAAGCTCACCCTCCTGGTCGCTCGCGTGGCCAACAAGCCTGGTAGGTGGGTGCTTCGAGAAGAGGCGCATCCGGCGGTCAAGGGCATCGAGTCCCTCTTCGCGGCGCTGGATGGCATCAGGCAGGTGCCGCGATGATGGTGTGCGTCGTGGACGGATGTGGGCGTGGCGCGGTGAAGCCTAGCCGCCACTGTCCCGGGCACCGGGCCCAGGTGGAGCGCGGGGAGACGCCGCGTCCGCTTCGCCCCTGGGGACAGACGGAGGAGCAGGCCTACTTCAGCGCGTTGGATGCGTACATGGACGCGGACTCGGAGGACGACGAGGCCTTCGAGGCGGCGCGAAGCAAGCTGAAGCGGGCGCTGATGCGGTACGCCAGGGCGGTGCTGTCGGCGGAGGGGTGGCGAGCGCCGAAGTCTGAGGCGAAGCGCGAGAGGAGGGCAACGTGCCCCTGACGGCGAAGCAGGCGAGGTTCGTGGCGGCATACGACGGGAATGCTGCGGATGCGGCGAGGAAGGCGGGGTACTCGGGCACCGACCAGGCGCTCGGGGTGACTGGCTACCGGTTGCTCAAAAACCCCCAAATCAAGGCGGCCATCGCCGGCAGGGAGTCGAAGAAGACGGGCGGACTCATCGCTACGCGCGAGAAGCGACAGGCATTCTGGAGCGCCATGATGGAGGACGTCGAGGCGTCGGCGTCCGACAGGCTGCGCGCGAGCGAGCTCCTCGGCAAGGCGGGCGGCGACTTCCTCACCCGCGTCGAGGTGTCGGTGGAGAAGTCGCTCGAGCAGCTCATCCGAGAGGCGGCGGGAGCGAAGTGACGCCCGCCTCCATCATGGCGCAGTGGCGCGCGTCGCCCCTGGCCTTCGTCACCCAGGCGCTGCGCGTCGAGTCCATCGACCCATGGCAGGAGGAGGCCCTGCGCGCCATCGAGGAGGGCACCGTGCGCCTGGCCCTCAAGGCCTCCAAGGGCCCGGGCAAGACGGCGCTGCTGGCCTGGCTGGGCTGGTGGTGCCTCTCGACGCGCATCGACCCGAAGGTGGTGGCGACGTCCATCACCGGGGACAACCTGGCTGACAACCTCTGGGCGGAATTCGCCAAGTGGCAGTCACGCAGCGACTTGCTGAAGCGCGAATTCACCTGGAGCAAACAGCGCATCTTCCACAACAAGCGGCCCGAAACGTGGTGGGCCTCCGCGCGCACCTGGAGTCAGTCGGCGGACTCCTCCCAGCAAGCCAACACGCTGGCGGGCGTCCACGCCGACACCGTGATGATTCTCGTGGATGAGTCGGGCGGCATCCCCGACGCCGTGGTGTCGGCCGCCGACGCCGCGTTGGCCAACATGGGCGAGGGGCGGGAGGGGTGGTTTGTCCAGGCCGGCAACCCGACGCACACCGAGGGGCCTCTGTGGCGCGCCTGCACGGTGGAGCGGGACTTGTGGCGCGTCATCGAAATAAACGGGGACCCGGACAACCCAAAGCGCAGCAGCCGCGTCTCAGTGGAGTGGGCGAAGGCCCAAATAGCCCGGTGGGGGCGCGACAACCCCTGGGTGGCCGTCAACGTCTTCGGGCGCTTCCCGGCGCGCGGCATCAACTCCCTTCTGGGCCCTGACGACGTGTCGGCGGCGCAGAAGCGCGAGTACCACCCGAAGGACTTGGAGGGTGCGCCCAAAGTCATCGGCCTCGACGTGGCCCGCTACGGCGACGACAGAAGCGTCCTGACGCGCCGCCAGGGCCCGGTGGCCTTCACGCCCAAGGTGTGGCGAGGGAAGTCCACCATGGAGCTGGCCGGCATCCTGGTGGCGGAAATCAACGAGTGGGGGCCCGACGCCGTCTTCATCGACGCGACGGGCGTGGGGGCTGGCGTGGTGGACCGCTGCCGGGAGTTGAAGTACCGCGTCACGGGCGTCGAGTCTGGGGGTGGGGCGGACGACGACGGGCGCTTCCTCAACCGACGGGCGGAGATGTGGTGGCGGATGGCGGACTGGGTGCTGCGCAGCAAGGGGCAGCTGTACGCCGGGGAGGAGGGCGCGTCGCTGGCGAAGGAAGTGGTTGCCCCGGCCTATACCTTCAAGTCGGACGGGCGAATGGCACTGGAAGCCAAGGTGGAAATTAAGAAGCGTCTCGGACTCTCGCCCGACTTGGCCGACTCGTTGGCCCTCACCTTCGCCTTCCAGGTAGCGCCCAAGGTTGCAGTCCCTCGGGCCGGCGCCACCTTCGCCCAGAAGGAATGGCTGCCGTACGGAATGGGCAGGAAGAGGTAGTCGGATGTGCATCCCCGTCAACAACGGCCCCACCACCCAGCAGGTGACGCAGCTCCAGACTCCCGCTGGCTACGCCACCTTCGCCGCCACCTGGGACAAGGCCATCGCCGAGGCGGAGGCCTCTGGCAACACCCAGCGCGCCGCTGACTTGCGTCGCTCGCGCGCCACCTTCGAGGCCCAGAATGGCGTGGGGCCAAACAACCCGGCAACCATCGCCGCAGCCACCCGGACTCCCACCATCACCGATGCCATGCCTGGCGCGCGTGCTGCCGGACTCCGAGCGCTGACGGGCCGAGGCCGCGCCTGGGCCCTCAACCTGGGCGACGGGACGGTGGCGCAGACGCCAGGCTTCATCAGCGACTCGGCGCCAGCGGCAGCAGCTGCTCCGGACCCTCGCGTCCCGGCCCTCAACCAGGGCCCCAACTCCCTGGGTCCAGGCTTCGTCGGCGACGTCACTACGCCAGCCGGAGGGGATGTGACTTCCGGAGGAATCTCGACGCCCGCCAGGCCTGGCCCGTTGGATGCCGCGGAGTCTGTGGCCCTGCCCATCGCCGCGCGCAGGCGGGCTATCTGGGGGGGCATGCCGTGACGGCCGCGGTGAAGCCGATGCTGCCGCTGCGTCAGCGCCTTCTCAAGCGCCTGGCCAACCTCGAGGTGCGGCGCAGCACCTACCTCTCGCACTGGAAGGAAATCTCCCAGCACATGCGGCCTCGAGGCAGCCGCTACTACGTCAGCCAGGCCAACAAGGACGACTCGGGCGCCAACGACTTCGTCATCAACTCGACGCCCGTCTTCAGCGTCAGGACTCTGGCCGCTGGCATGCTGGCCACCACCTGCAGCCCGTCCAGGCCGTGGTTTCGCCTCACCACCCAGGACATCACCCTCTCCGAGACGGAGGGCGTCAAGCTGTGGCTGCGCGCGGTGGAGGACCGCTTCAGGGTGGCCATGGCGCGAAGCAACTTCTACCAGTCGGTGTCGGTGCTGCTGTCGGACTTGGCGCCCTTCGGCACCGCAGCCATGCACACCGACGAGGACGCGCACGCCATCATCCGCTGCTACGTGTGGCCCAATGGCAGCTACCTCCTCGACTGCAACGACAAGGGCGAGGTGGACACCTGCGTCCGCAGTTTCGCCATGACGGTGAGGCAGTTGGTGGGAAAATTCGGCAAGGAGACGACGGGGCCCGAGGGCATCCCCGCGTCGGTGCTGCAGCGGTACAACGAGGGAGACTGGGAGACTGAGTATGAGGTGGTACACTGGGTGGCACCGGGTGCGGACCTCGACAGGCCAGAGTGGCCGTGGGCCTCGGTCTGGTTTCTCAAGGGCGGAAGTCCTCGTGGCACCACCCCTGGAATGGTGGGCGTCACCTCCGGGACGCTTGACGTGGACATGGACAGGGTGCTGCGCCGGGGTGGCTACTACGAGTCGCCTATCTGCAGCCCGCGCTGGGAGGTAACGGGCGAGGACGTCTACGGGCACTCCCCTGGCATGCAGGTGCTGGGCGACTGCAAGGCGCTGCAGGAGTTGGAGCGCGAGAAGGGACGCCTCGTGGAGCTATCCGTCAACCCGCCCATGGGGATGCCGGCGGCCATGGAGGGCTACAACATCAGCCTCCTCCCAGGCAGCGTCACGTGGATTCCGGAGACGGGCAAGGGCATGGCGGCCCCCCTCCACCAGGTGGACCCACGCAGCATCCAGATTGTGGGCGCCGAGGTGGCGCTGCACGAGAGGCGGATTGAGCAGGGCTGCTACGCCGACTTGTGGCTGCTGCTCTCCCGAGCCGAGGGCCAGATGACGGCCACGGAAGTCCTCGAGCGCCGCGAGGAGAAGCTGCTGCAGCTTGGTGCCGTCCTCGAGCGACTGTCGAATGAGTTGTACGACCCCTTCTTCGAGCGCCTCTTCGGCATCATGCTGCGCCGGGCGGAGATTCCTCCCCCTCCGCGCGAGCTCCAGGGCCAGCCGCTGCGCGTCGAGTACCTCAACGCCATGGCCGCGGCCCAGCGCCTCCACGGCGCCATCGGCGTCGAGAAGCTGACTACCTTCGCGGCCAACCTGGCGCAGGTGAATCCGGCCATCCTCGACAAGGTGGACTTCGACCAAACGGTGGATGAGTACTCCGCCATGCTGGGCGTCCCCCCCTCCATGGTGCGCGCCGACGACGACGTGGAGGTGCTGCGGCAGCAGCGCAGCCAGGCGCAGGCGAAGCAGGCGCAGATGCAGCAGGCGATGCAGTCGGCGGACGCCCTGTCGAAGCTGGGGCGGACGCCAGTGGGGGACCCAAACAACCCCAACGCCGTGGACGCCATGCTGGGCGCCCTCGGTGCACCTGTAGGGCCCAGAGGGGGGTGATGCGCAATGGCGAAGAAGAAGAAGGGCGGCACCAAGTGCTGAAGCAGTCTCCCAGCTGAAAACTTGAGGCGCCCGTCGCACGGGCGGGCGCCTCCTGCCTCCCAGAGGTACCCATGGCGGAGAAGCCGAAGCAGGAGGACTTGGCGCGCACCCAGGCGCGAGACGACTTGAAGGCCGTCATGTCCACGCCAGAGGGACGGCGCCTCATGCGCCACATCATCGACGCCAGGTGCCAGCCGGGCACCACGTCCTTCGCGGGCGAAGAGACTCACCGCACCGCCTTCGTGGAGGGGCGCAAGGACGTGGGCAGGGAGTTGCTGGGCTGGTGCCGGCGCGACGTCCCCGCGCACTGGGCGCAGATGGTTGCCGAGGGGTTGCGCGAGGCCCTCGAGGCCAAGGCGGACTGACGTCCGTTGAAAGTGGTTTTGTGGGTGGAGGATGCCGCGCATGTCAGATGCGCCCTCCCAGGCATCCCTCTTCTCCGGTGACGCCGGATTCCTTGATGCACCCTCACCCACCTCCGGGGCGCCCGTCGAGTCCGCCCCTGGCTCCCCCCAAGCGGGCGCCCCTGGAGGACTTTCTCCCCCGGCCAGTGCCGCAAGCGTCCAGCAGGGGGTGGCCCCAGCGGGGACGAATGCGCCCGCCCCCGCGGCCACGCAGGCGGCACCGGCCTCATCTCCGCAGCCCCCCGCCGCAGTCGCTCCGGCTCCGCCCGTCGAGCTGAAGCTGCCCGAGGGCGTGGCGCCTGACTCGGTGGCCTGGTTTGCGAAGTTGGCCCCTGAGTTGGGCCTCGACGGCGCCAAGGCGCAGAAGCTGTACGACACCTTCACCGCGCAGGCGCAGGCCCAGCAGAAGGCCCAGGACGCGGCGCTGCAGGCGCAGGTGGTGAAGGAAAACGCGGAGTGGAAGAAGGCCATCGCGGCCGACTCGCACATCGGCGGCACGCACTACCGGGAGGCGCAGCTGGACGCCGTCCGCTTCCTGCAGTCGCTGCCTGACGGTGCCGGGCCGGCGCTGGCCAACTACCTCCGCGCCACCGGGCAAATCGACCAGCCTCTCCTGGCCAAGGCCCTCGCCCTCGCGGGCCGGCGGCTTCGCGAAGACTCGGTGTCAGGTACCGCCTCGGGGACCCCCAACGGACCAGGGTCCTCCGACGCCTCCCCACAGCAGCGGTGGAGTCGGTCCCTCTACAAGGAGTAACCCACCGTGGCAGCCATCAACGCAACTCTCCCTTCTCTCCTCGACCTCGCGAGGCGGACTGACCCCAACGGGGCCATCGCCGCCATCGTCGAGCAGCTTCAGCAGACCAACTCCGTCCTCCAGGACGCCGTGTGGAAGGAGGGCAACCTCCCCACTGGCGAAGTCATCACCGCCCGCACCGCCCTGCCGTCTGTCGGCTCCGGCCTCGCGTGGCGCCGGATGAATGAGGGCATCACCCCCGGCAAGTCCCGCACCACCCAGGTGGTGGAGACGTTCGGGCAGATTGAGGGCATGTCCGCCGTCGACGAGGAGCTGCTGAAAATCAACGGCAACTCGGCGGAGTTCCGCGCCTCCGAGGACAGCGCCTTCCTCCAGGGCATCAACAACGAAATCGAGACGGGGACTTTCTACCACTCGACGAAGACGACTCCCGAGAAGTTCATGGGCCTGGCGCCGCGCCTCGACGCCACTACCAACCCGTACGGCAGCCAAATCATCAAGCACGACACCGCCAACGGCCTCACGGCGGCCTCGGGCAGCGACCAGACTTCGCTCTGGCTCATCCGCTGGGGCCTGGACTCGGTGTACTTCGGCTACCCGAAGGGCAGCAGCCAGGGACTCACCGCCGAGGACAAGGGCAGCCAGCTCTGGACCGACTCCGGCGGCTCCAACAAGTTCTGGGCGAAGCTGACGAAGTGGAACTGGAAGCTGGGCCTCGTGGTGCGCGACTACCGGGCCATCGTCCGCGTCTGCAACATCGACGACACCAACCTCCTGGGCACCGGCACTGCGCTGGTGGACTCGGCCATCCGCGCCTACCACCAGATTCCCCCGGCGCTGCGCAACTCCGGCCGCTTCGCCTTCTACGGCAACCGCAAGGTGGGGACGTACCTCCACCTCCAGGCGAAGAATGCCACCGTCAACTCCACCCTCACCATCGACAACTCGGCCGGGCATCCGGTGGCCAACATCCTCGGGATTCCCTTCCGAGAGACTGACGCCATCGTCTCGACCGAGTCCACCGTCGCTTAAGGAGACAGCCAATGATTCTCGACAAGGAAAACCTCTGCAGCGACAAGCAGGCCGTCACCGTGACGGCCGTCTCCACCAACGCCATCGACCTCTGGGGCGGCGTGGATCCGAAGGACGGCTCCAGCAACCCGTGGCGCCTCCCTGGCCTCGCCCAGGGCGGCATCGTCGGCGCCGGCAGCGCCGCGCAGGTCATCAACGACCCCGGCCGTGGAGAGCCAAACATCCAGCTCTTCGCCCAGGTGGACACCGCCACCTTCACGGGCGGCACCTCGATGCAGGTGCAGGTCATCACCTCCGCCGCGGCGGCCCTGTCCTCGCCCACCGTGCTGTGCGAGTCGGCCGTCATCGCCCTGGCCAGCCTCGTGGCGGGCTACCAGTTCCGCATCGCGGGCATCCCGGCCGGCAGCGCGCAGCGCTACCTCGGCTTCAACTACGTCGTGGTGGGCACCATGGCCACCGGCACTGTCACCGCGGGCCTGGCGCTGGACAAGCAGACGTCGCCCTTCGTCGGCTAACCGCTGGGAGGCGGTGGCCCCGGGGAGCTGCACGGGCCCCGGGGTGCAGTTTTGCAGGGTGGAGCAGAGGTAGCTCGTCTGGCTCATACCCAGAAGGCCGGCGGTTCGAATCCGTCCCCTGCAACAGGAGGAGTACCACATGCCGAAGCGCACCAGCGCCCTTCCCCCGGGCGTCGCCCCCACCCCCCTGAAGGACTCGTCCCCCGCCAAGCGCAGCCTCGAGGAGGCCCGCGCGGAGTTGGCCGCCCTGGAGTCAGGCAACAAGGAGGCGCTCGAGCTGTCAGAGGTGGAGAAGCGGATTGCCAACCTCCGCCGGCTGCCCACCAGCGGCACCTTCCGCCTGACGGACCCGCTCTACCGACAGGGAGTCATGTTCCAGCCGGGCGACTACGTCAGCATCGAGAATGAGGTGCCCGGCCGCAGCTGGGTGCGCGTCGAGGACGTGGCCGACGACAGGGAGGCGCAGGAGAAGGCCCGTCGCCTCGAGGACGAGAACAAGACGTCCGACGTGGTGGCGCTGTCCGAGATGCGGGCCCCCAGGGCCGTTTAGGGAAGGCGGGGTGACGCCCCATGACTGACACCGAAATCTGCAACCTGGCCCTCAACGCCGTCGGCGAGAGGCAGGGCGTCACCGCCTTGGGAGACACCACCGCCCAGGGCACCGCCATCAACAACGCGTATACGCTGGTGCGCGAGAAGCTGCTGGCCTCGTCCTGGTGGAGCTTCGCCTCCAAGCAGGCGGTGCTGGCGCAGTCGGCCACCGCGCCGACGCCCGACTGGGCCTACGCCTACGACGCGCCCACCGACATGCTGGCGCCTCGGTACGTCTGGAGCGGAGGCATGGAGCCGGTGACGCCAGAGGACTCGCGCGTCAACTTCGCCTACGAGAGGGGCGCTGGCGCCACCGTGGGCCTCATCTACTGCGACGAGGTGCCCATCACCACGGGCACCGTGCTGTGGCCGCAGCTGAAGTACACCTACACCCTCATCGACGCGACGAAGATGCCAGCCCATTTCGCCGACGCCTTCGTCCTGGCGCTGGCCGCCCGGCTGGCGCTGGCGCTGCCGGTGAAGCCGCAGTTGGCCGTGACGCTGCGCCAGGAAGCGGAGGTGGAGCGGCAGAAGGCGGTGGCGCTGGACAGGACGTGGCGCAGGCAGTCGCAGCGCCCTGACGCGCGGCACATCCGGGCCCGGGGAGGAGTGACGTCGTGGCCGCGGTGAGGCAAACCAACTTCCTGGCCGGAGAGTTGGCGCCCTCGTACTGGGGGCGGACGGACTTGAAGTACTACGGGGCCGGAGTGAGGACGGGCCTCAACTTCATCATCAGCCCCCAGGGCAGCGCGATGACGAGGCCGGGGACGAGGTATGTGGCGCTCACGAACTCCTACTCTCCCGACACCACCAGGCTGCTCCCCTACGTCTACTCGGACACCGTCTCCTACGTCCTCGAGTTGGAGGGACTCTTCGACCAGATCATCGCCCACAAGTTCGACGTCTCCACCGGGGTTGACGTTGCCACCGTCATCGCCACGGGCGCAGGCGACTGGAACGTCATGGCCTCGGAGATTCAGTACGCCCAGGTCGGAGCCGTACTCGTCCTGGCCCATCCAACGAAGAAGCCGAAACAGCTATACTTCAACGGCGCCACCTGGACCTACGGAGACGTGGACTGGACGTACCCGGCGCTGGTGTGGCGCTCCATCCCTCTGGGCAACCAGGACACTGGCGCCCCCTTCATCGTGGAGAACATCCTCGGCACCTTCACCCCCACCGGAGGGACTGCGGCAGTCAACACCGCCCCCTTCACGGCCACTGCCACCGAGCCGTTGGTAGATTGGGTCTACGCGGTGACGGCCGTCATCAAGGACACGGCCACTGGGGCACTGGTGGAGACGAGGCCCTACGAAGTCATCAACAAGGCCAACGGCATCGGCGGGGCCGCGGCGGCCTTCACGGCGCACGCCCGCATCGCGGTGTCGAAGACGAAGCCCGTCTACCTGATGCGCTACGCCCCCGCGGGCGCGGTGGTGTCGGCGCCCAACATCATCACCTACAACTACTACAAGGGGCGGGCGGGCCTCTTCGGCTTCATCGGCGCCTCGACGGACACGCAGTTCGTGGATGACGGGCGCGAGCCCGACTACAACCTCCGGCCCCTCAAGGCCTCGACGCCCACTGGCTACCCCTGGAGCCTCGATGGAGCGGGCGGAAGCCTCGACTACCCTGCCTCGGTGGCCTTCCATGAGAATCGCCGCGTGTGGGCGGGGGGCAGCAAGCGGCCTGGCACCATCATCGCCAGCGCCTCGGGGGACTGGAGCAACCTGGACGACTACGGACCTCCGGCCTGGCACGGAGAGCCACTCATCTTTGACGTTGCCTCGAAGAAGCGGGAGCGCCTGCGCACCCTCGCCAGCCACTACCAGCTGCTCGCCTTCACCGACACCTCGGTGTGGGCCATCGGGGGCGGAGCTGGGGCGGTGCTGGACTACGACACCTTCGCGGCCCGCCTGGTGGACGAGGTGGGGAGCCGCAGCATTCAGCCCCTCACCATCGGCGGCCAGGTGCTCTTCGCGCGCAGCAAGGGCAGCGGGGCGCGCATGCTGACGGCAGACTTCAACAGCCCCTCGGGTGGCTACCGCGTCAGCGATGCTACTGAGCACGCCATCCACCTCTTTGGGCCCATTTCGCTGGACCGAGCCGGAGTCCCATTCACTCGGCAGATCAAGGAGTGGTGCTACCAGGAAGACCCATTCGGACTCATCTGGGCCATCCGCAATGACGGGGTGGCCGTCGCTGGACAACTGACCGGGAACCTCATCGGATGGACCCGCGTGGTTTCTTCCGACTTCGAGTCCGCCTCGGTATTCGTGGGATTCACCTCCATCTGCAGCGTCCCCGAGGGCGCGGAGGATGCGGTCTACGCCTTGGTTGGAAGGTACAATTCTCTCGGCGCCTTGCTTCGGTACAGCATCGAGCGATTCGAGTCGCGCATCATCAAGGGCACCACCGCCGACGTGGCGTGCCTCGACTGCGCGGTGAAGAAGACGGTGGTGGCTGGCGCCCTCACCATCGCCGGGCTGCCGTACCAGGACGGAGCTCAGGTGTGGATTTCGGCCCGGGCCAATGCGGCTCGGGGCCCCTTCACGGTGACGGCTGGAGCCATCGACATCAGCGACCCACTCGTAGTCGGAGGCTCTTACCTCCCCAACGCCAACAACGGCGCCAACGTGGACGTCTTCGTAGGCTACAAGTACGACTGCGACTTGGAGACGCTGGACCCAGTGTCCACCGACACGCGGATGAAGCAGCGCACCGTCGTCAAGGTGGGCTTCGAGGTGGACTCCACCGTGGGCGTCCACGTCGGGCCCGACTCCACGCACCTCGTCCCGGCGGTGGGAGGCACCGGGCCCGGCAGCGACTCGGGCCCCTACGACGCCACTGCGGACTCCCAGGTGGTGGCCTGGAGCCACGTCCTGGGCACCTGGGACACGCACGGGCGGGCCTTCCTGCGAGTCCAGCTGCCACTCCCCGTCACCGTCACCGGCCTCACCCGGGAGCTGGACGTCGGTGGGTAGCCCCGTCGTCACCGTCGTCAAGGCCACCCGGGCCCACGCCCTGGAGATGGCCGCCAACCTCCGAGAGGCCGACGCCGCGGAGGTGCTGGCGCTGGGTGCAGAGCCAGCCGAGGGCCTCCTGGCCAGCGTGGACGTGTCCGACATCGCCCTCACCGCCCTCTTCGACGGGGAGGTGGCGTGCATGGCCGGCGTGGTGCGCGGCAAGTCCTTCCTGCCTGACGAGGTTGGCCTGGCGTGGCTGCTGACGGCGAAACCCTGCGCCAAGCACCCTCGTGCCCTGGTGCGCGTCACCAAAGAGTTGATGCCCTGGCTCCAGGAGGAGTCCGGGTGCGTCGAGCTGCGCAACTGGGTGGACGCCAGGTACACCGGGGCGCTTCGGCTCCTCGAGCGCCTCGGCTTCGTCCAGGGCGAGGCAAGGGCCATGGGCCCCCAGGGCCTGCCCTTCATCCTCGTTTCCAGGAGGGCCTGACATGGGAGGCGTCATCAGCGGAATCGCCAGCGCCATCGGCGCCGGCCTCAACGACTCCAACCAGCAGGGAGTCGCGCAGCGCAACATCGCTGAGTTGCAGCGGGCGGCCACACTGGAGGACATCAACGCCGCAGACTCCCTCCAGCAGGGCGCCATCGCCGCGGCCCGCGCACGCATGGCCGGAAGCGCGGCTACCCAGGAGCAGCGTCTGGCCTTCACGGCCAACGGGGTGGACTCCACCACCGGCACCGCGGCCCAGGTGGCAGGCACCGCAGGCCTCTGGTCCGAGCTTGACGCCCTCCAAGCTGAGAACAACGCCGCCCGTCGCGCCATGGGCCAGCGGGAGACTGGGCGCCGGTACCGAGTCCAGGCCCAGGACGTCTTCCAGCAGGCGGACTCCGCCCACCTCGCTTCGGGCCTGGGCATCGCCGGGGGCATCCTGTCGGCCTCAGCTTCCGCCGTGGGGGCCGGCATGGGGGGAGGCGGGGCTGGAGGTTTCTTCGGTGGGAGCGGGCCGGGCGCTGACGGCTACCTCTCCAGCTTCCTGGGGGGCAAGTGAAGGTACCCGTCATCGAGGGCCCTGGCGTCGCGCCCAGCGGGGACCTGTCCGCCCAGCCCGTCATGGGCCGCGACAACCCTGCGGTGGGAAACGCCATCGCTTCCTCCGGGCAGGCCCTGGGCAACTTCGTCGAGCGAGGGATGGACAACGTCCAGCGCGCCCAGCAGGCGGCCACTGCCATCCAGGAGACGCAGGCGCTGGCCAACCTCGAGGGCACCTTCCAGCGGTACATCGGCGGGGACTCCTCGCCCCAGGGGCAGCAGGAGCTAGCCGCCCTCGGCCTGCCGGGCGCCGGCTTCAAGGGCGTGTCGGGACTCCAAGAGACGGGCGACGCCTCGCAGCGGACGCAGCTGGCCATGGAGAAGGCGCTTGAGGCCTCGGCCGGAAGCTTCAAGGACCCACAGGCCCAGGCCGTCTTTCGCGCCAAGGCGACGCACCTGTACAACGCGTACCACCGGGACCTCGAGCAGCACTTCGCCGCGCAGATGCAGAAGGACAAGGTGGCCAGCGGCGAGGGCTTCGTCGCCCAGCACCT